GATGAGCGCAGGTATCTCCCTTTTTCCCGGCCTGGACAAACGCAACCTGCTGGAAGCATCATTACAATCCGCTTTGGCGGCCGATGTAGAACGGATTTTCTTATCTCTTCATATTCCCGAAGCGGACACGGCATTACTCGAAACCGATTTGGCCTATATTCTCAACACGGCGGCTGCGCACCGCATGGATATCATTGCCGACGTTTCACCTGCGGTAAAATGTCTTTTCGGCAAGAAAATCCTTGATTTTATCGCCGCCGGTATTACGACGCTTCGTCCGGACGACGGCTTTTCAGCGGCGGAGATCGCCGCCTGGACAAAATTGGTTAACGTACAGGTCAACGCTTCAACTGCAGACGACACATTTTTAAAGATGCTTGAAGAAGAACACGCCGATTTTTCCCGTATAGACGGACTCCACAACTTTTATCCCCGCCCTTACTCGGGACTTTCTCCCGACCGGGTCGCCGCGCAAAATAACCTTTTGCACCGCTACGGCATAAAAACGGGCGCCTTTGTGGCTGCCGGTCACGATAAGCGCGGTCCTCTGCACGAAGGCTTGCCGACAGTAGAAAAAACACGGTCCTTAGCGCTTGAAAAAGCGGCTTTTCTCTTACGCTGTCTCGGCACTGACGACATTTTCATCGGCGATTCAGGTGCAACCGTTGCCGATATCGCTCTGTTAAAAAAAGGGTTGGCCGCAGACACGGGACATATCAGATTGCCCGTCATCATACATGACAACAGTCCTTTGACGCGGCAGTTACTCGACCGGCCTTTTCGTATGAGGCAGGACGGCGCAGCCTATGCAATCCGCGCCGACAAGAGCCGTCTTGCTTGCGGCGGTACCATAATTAAACCGTTAACGGACACACCCTCATCCCGGAAAATCGGAGACATAACAATCGACAACAAACAGTTTCTCCGTTATGCGGGAGAACTGCAAATCGTGACGGCGCATATGCCGCCGGAGAAACGCACCAATATTGTCGCTTCCGTTCTTCCCGATTCTCTTTGGCTTCTCGACTGCATTACCGGGACAAATACATTCTCCTTTTATGAGTATGCTCCATCATATTGATTCGGCAAAGCAAGACGGGAAACTCCCCGGCACCTCTCGTCCTGTCGTAAAAAATTACTTTCCGAAATGATTTTAACAATGCCGTCCGCATCAACCCGTTGCTGAAAGTCATTACCCGTACAAGGCTTCTTGCCGAAACAACATTGCCATAATTACATCTGCATTTCTTCCTGAATATGCAAACCTGACACACGATAAAACTGATTCCGTTACAGACATTACTATACTTTTAATATGTCTTTACCCGCTTGGAGAGAAAAAGCTCATAAAAAGTTCAAAAACAAATCCCAAAAAGTGAGGTGACCCCAAAAAGTTAGACTTTTTGGGGTCACCTCACTCTCGTAAAGTCCCGTTTTCTTTGTGGTGCGGTCGATGGGACTTGAACCCATACGAACTTACGTTCACTACCCCCTCAAAGTAGCGCGTCCTTTAAGGACGTTTTTATTCTCCTCGTAAATACGCCATTTTCGCACCGATAAGCCATTCTTATTTTCTGTATTTTACGATAATTCCATATATTTTTGATTAGTGTGTGGTCAAAATGTAGTCAAAAAAAAGAAGGGGTGTTAAGTGAATTTTCATTCAACACCTCTTCTCTATTTACTTAGTTCGAAGATCCTTATGCCCTAAAAATGCCCGAATAATTGCTGTAACTCCAACCCCTGCAAAAATTGTTCCTGCGATATAATGGTCATTTTCTAATAAATAGATTCCGCCAACTAAACATACTAGGGCAAGAATAAACGCAAATATAAGTGCCATATGTCCATCCCAAATATCAGCCTTTATAACTCTTTCTTCCAATTCTCTTCTATGCTTCCCTTGAGATTCAGCCATAGTAATAATACGGTCAGCAGCTCCCGGATGAATAAATTCATACCGTTGCAATTCTTCCGGAGCTGGCAATGGACCAGATCGAAACTTCACTTGTTGATATGTTTTCTTTTGTACAAATTCGGGAACATCTAACTTTTCTGGAATGTTTTCATCAGACTTTTTATTGGACATATTTTTTACCGTAATCAATCAAGGCTACTTTAAAATCTTCTCCAACCGAGTTCCAATCATCTCTTAGTGCTTTTTCATTTGGTATCTTTAAAATCGAATTAATCCGTTCACGAGAGGCCTTCTTTGGGTTGAGAATTGTATACATACCACGAAACAAAAACTTATGTATCATTAAAACTCGTTCCATATAAGACACCTCCTTTAGTTAGTATTTATAGTATATCATATTATTTTTTAAAATGCATTGTATGTAAAAAAAAGGCTCCCCGATTATTCGGAGAGCCTTATTCCTATTTCTTTGACAGCTCAGTCAATCCGTCCTGAATTACTTGAATTATATTGTCTACAGCTGAGTTGATAATCCTGATGTAGATGCGATTGCGGATTCGTACCCAAACCGAAGATGTCGTCTTGATTTCCGCCTCAAGCGGGTCCGTAATCGTCTTTAATTGCTCTGCAATGAGCGGCCGTAAGTCATCTGCAGATAATGCCGCAAGCGTCGCCGTCGCCTGTTCTTTCGCCGCCTGTGCCGCTTCCTTTGCCAAGATGTTCAGAATTTGTTTTTTATCCATAATCGTATCCTCCTTATAAAACGTTAAATATTTTTCAGTCCACCATAAGCACGGTACCAATTGGCGTTACCTCTCAATTGCTTGCCGCCTGTGCCGGGTTCTTCGCCGTTGCGGAGTACCCACAGGTCCCAGCGTTCACATGTACTGTTCGGTCCGTAATCCTCATGCGCATTCAAGCCGTCGAGATTATCAGCCGCTTCGGCGTGCGTCATGACTCGATTTAAATCGATAGTCAAATCAAGTGCATCAGCAAGTACGCATATAACCTGTGACACTGCATTAATTTGTGCCTCTGTCGGCGGATAAGGTCCTAAGTTATCGGGACCCGTTGCGTCGTAAGCGCAACAAAGCGTAATGGCTATACTGCCGGTATTACGTCGGTACGTCGCCGATTTCACTTCGGCAAGGTTATTGGTCGACACGAACACACGGCCGTCGCCCGTGATATTCACGTGATACTCATCGAAGGTCTGGTCATACCGTGCCGCCGTCCAGTGCAGATATAATTTAACGTCACGCCCGAGGCTACGAGCGCCGTTCCACAAGTCCCAGTACGCATCACGCGCGAGTTGCTTTAACTCTTGCAGTGTTACTTCTCTCATTTGTCTTCACCCCCTTTCTCTTTATGTACAGCCGTCTTGGCACCGCCGATGTAGCCGAGAAGGCCGCTAGCTATCGACATGGCCAACTCGTTTAGGCCAAATAAAATAGCCATTACCAATCCCGCAACAAGACCGGTAATGACCAGTAAATCTGCAATATTAATTCTGTCGATGTTCATATCAACGCTCCTTTGCACGCATCTCATTTCGCAAATCATCAATGCGTGCCTCAAGCACGTCAACGCGCCCGACGAGCTGTAAATGCCGTTGTGCCTGCTGCATACGCTCTTGCCGTGACAACTTTATTTCCTCTTTAAGTTCTCTCAACGCTTCAATTAAATCGTCATAACGAGAAGAGAAGAACGTCCTGTCTTGAATGCGTTCTGTATCAAGCTTCTGCAGAAACGGCAAGATGATGAGCTTATAAATGCCTGCGCCGACTATACTGATGATCGTCAGCGTCGTCAGCACATCGGCCAGTTCAAATGTCCATGTCCACATGTATACCTCCTTTTTAGTTGGAAATAATAACTTTATTACCGATACTATTTAAAATTTCGCCAGTATCTAACACAAAGTCGACACTATGCGATATAAATACAGGCCGATGTTTTAACATATAATCGCGTAATGTTGTCATATCAAGTATTAACAATTGGCAGTTGCGATTAAATATCAAGGTGCTGCTGCCAAGTACCCATCCCGGTCCTACTATGGTTCTTTGTATTCCTTTCAGACCAAACCACGGAAGCACAAAAGCCCCCCTGTTACCTCCATACCCCCATAGTGGTAATGTCATAAACAATGACCAGTACTTTCCAGCAGGTACTTTACCTAACGTTTCATCACTCAAAGTAGATTCATGGACAGCTTTGTTCAATGGTACGTTAAGCGATAGGATTCCAATAATATCCACATAAGACAGATGACTATGAAAAACAACTTCTTTATTTTTGTTGTATACGGATATACCGCTTGTTACTTCTTTGACATTATTTTGCCACCCCAATACAACGATAACAAAATTCTTCAAGGCGCTATTATTTACATTTGTAAAGTAAACACTTCGTCCATTAGAACTTCCGACGCCGTTATCCAGTGTCGGAAGACCTCTACCAAGAAGATCATACGAACTTAATAACTGCCCCGGCGACGGACAAATTTGAGACAGTTGTCCATCACCGAGCGACACGAGAACGGCCATAAATTCATGGTCTTTAAGATGTAAATATCGCTCATCAATTGTGCTTGTTTTACGCATTTGCGCTTGATATAGTGGCACAGTGCGGGTTACATATAAATTTTTGTAGTCGCCGTCTATTTGTAATGCCATGTTATCAGCATAGACAGCGATAGCATCTTTTTTCATCATATTAATACACTCCATAAAACCCGGTCATCGCCATACGAAGCCCGGTCCCTTTCGTGAATATCCAAGATAACAGGCCATCAGATATAGTGAACTGAGGCGCAAGAATGTTGCATTGTTTAACTCCGGCTATGAGTTCACTTACTTCCAACACTTCAGACACAATAGTATGATTTACGATTTTTGAAGGATCATACGATATTGTTAACGGAAATACCCAAATACGATTGCCGGATTTTAACTCGGCATTAGTAAGTGATCCGTCAACAAAACCCGTTGACACCGTGCCTAGTATTTTAGTAAGTCTTGACGTCACGCTTAGCGTAACAGTACTATCTTCAGCCCGAACTTCCAAACCACTAATCATATATTATTCCTCCCAATTACCAATACGTACCCTCACTGTATTATCTGCGTCATAGACCGTGATTAAATCATCTCGAATTTCTGTCCGCGCTCCAGTAGATTTTGTCCGCAATAAGCCGATCGTCCCGGACACTGCCGACAGGCTCTCAACCTGTATCTTATCCGCCGTTACGGCACCGGCTTGAATCATCTTCGGAGTAACAATGTTGTCATCAAAAAGGGCTTGCCCGGTCACGTGCAGCAGCTTACCGTCGATGCGCACCCCGGATGTGCTTAAATTAATTCGAGTGATAAGACCGTCACCATCTAGATCTTTTACTGCTTCCGTGATACGTAAATCAATACTATTACTTATCTGTGTAATCTGTGTATGGACATCGTTGGTAAGGTCTGTTACAGATTGCTGTAGCCCTTCAGCTGTTTGTGTTAGCTTTGATTCCATACCGGTAACATTCGTCTTAACAACCCCGACTTCTGTTTCGATTTTAGCAATAGCTTTATCTATCTCATTAAGTCCGAGCTTCTCACGATCAATCATTGACTCATCAATCTCAAATTTGACAGTAACTAGCTGTTCTCCCGTTCGCTCACCTTCCCCAAACAAATCTACATAAGCTACCATTACACGATGGACACCGGTATCACACGGCAAGGAAAATGCATTAGAGATGGTGAAATACTCTTTATCATCAATGTAAACGTTTGCTCCACGACTCCCGGGAGGTAAACTGTCAAACAGGACACTGATACTATTCATCCCTGCTCTAACTGTTAGAATCTTTGATGCTTTAGGAGCCGGTACGTTATACTCAATAATTGCCGGAGGGCCATAGCCTTTCACAGGATTATGAGCAAATACATATACCTTTCCACTGCGATTTTTTAACATTCCGGCATACGTAGTATTTGTGCTTTTGCCGATTAACCCGTCTTGCGCTCCCTTATTGGCATCAGTACGCAGCTCGTAGAAGTCAATATCTGCATTACGAACTTCAAGCCAGTTCACATGTACTTTGTCATCAAATGTGATAGATACCCCCTGCGGGGCATTGGGAATATCTGATTTAACCGCAACCAAAAACGATTTAACAATTCCCTGCGAGTAATTTCCGTGGCTATCTTTGACTCGCACACGAATATCGTATGTATGTCCAAGTTCACAGCCACTAATGACAACCTGCCCGCTTCCATTGCCACCATATTTCCAGTCTCCAGCACCTTCTTTGTACCAACATTCAGCAGTGTCAAAACTGGTGATATTTGGCGGTGCAAATGTAGCAATAACATCAAAAGACTTTACTCCGTTCCCTAAGTCATAATATTTTGTATAAAAAGCAAGGTCATTTACTTCGGGAATGTAATACGGCTGTATCGTATACTCTATAGCTTGAACTTCTGAAAGATCCTGCTCATTCGTGCCGAACATATTTACAGACGTAAATTTAATCCATACTTTTTTACCGATATCTTCCGGTCTATACGGGGCATGAAATAGGGCCTCATCTATCCTTACGATACGTAGCCCTTGCAAATGCAGCCTGGGACTTGTCGCATATTGGCCCCGAACAATACCGGATAACGAGTAGTTTCCTGTTGGCAACAAATTGGCATCTTCATAACTGAGGCATTCTCCATCAAGCCAACAAAGCGTATTAGCCCGTCGTGCATCTTCTGCCGTTCCACCTTTTAACTCTCCGGCATATAACGCAACGAGGCAATTTGTATCATTTTCCGACATGTTCGCCACCAATTGTCCAATTCTAGCTTGCATATGAATCTTGCCAATTTCTCGATAAGATTCGCCCGAATCGGAAACCCAGACCGTGCAGCCGCCCCACCCGGACGGAGCTGTCACGCCTAATAGCAGCTCGTTACCCGACACATCGCCCGGTGTCTGCACAATCGCATAATGACTAATAGGCGGTGCCGGCACATTGTAATCGGTAAACGGGCGATCATTCTCATGCACGTCGTATCGTGCCGGTGCGTATGTTCCAGGCGGCTTCCCCTCCGCCGTAATTTCAAGTTCACCGTCTGCCGCTTCATTAACGGCCGTGATGACGACGACCTGCTTATTAAGCTGGCATAACTCGTCTGTTAGTGTCACGAGGTCACCAGGTTCTAACCGGCAGAACGCCCAGTCCAGATGGAACGTATACTGGTTCTTACTGTAGAGCCTTTTCATTGCCAGTTGTTCGGCGTAGTATTGTGCCCTCTTCTTGGTATACAGATAATGAGCGTCTTTTTTGCTGGCAGGTTTAAGCCCGTTCTTCTGTACGTCTGCGACAACCTCGAAGGATACGGTTTCTTTCTCATATCCATTCGACCGATTGATGAATTCAACAGTCGCCTGGTTGTACGTCTCCGAGCTGTCTTTGCGCTTATATATAACGAGTTGCCCGTCACTGCCCGGAATAAGGTCGTCTGCCGTAAGGTCGTACTGGATTTCCTTCTTCGGGCTCCAGTCACCGACAGCTTTATCGGCCAAGGGTACAATCTTGAGACGGTCATCACTCCAGAAGAGATAACAATTCGTGATTTCAGCGATGTCGTTGATAATTTGCTGTGCCTTCTTCGCCGATTCGTCAGGCGGTGTCGAGATAAGGATGTCGGCCGCTTTACAATAGTGACGAAAGTTATCGATGCCATCAATTTTGACGTTATCGATGCCTGCGGCTTTGAGCACATATAAAATGTAGTCGGCAGGATTAACATCTACCCCGTCGCCCGTATCAAGTAATTTACCTTTGACTTCGAAGTTGTAATTCGGAAGGCTGCCACGATTACCGAGGTCAACTACCCCGGCCATGTAGGCAAGTCTCGAATATGGCAGAGCTTTCTCGGGGTGCTTGCTAGTAACGTACGGCCACGGCTCTGGGCCGTATTCGCCTTTGTAGAGGGATAACTGGATATCGGACTGCGGATAGTCATAGACTTCCTTATCCCTCCAGACTTTGCCGATGCCCGATATAGGGCCTTCGCATAAGGCAATAGCCACGGCTACGGTGTACGTGTAATCAATCTCCGTATGCTTCGAGCCGCCGCCCTTACCGGTTCGAGTCGTATGCCGATGTTCATGTGCCGTAAAATCATCCCAATAGATGATATTGCCCGATACTCTGGTCGTACCGAGTACTTCAGGTACCGTCTCGCCGTATGAAGCACTGTTTATCTGAAAATCACCGATTAAATCAGCTCGATTCGTCGTATTGTGACGTCTGAACAGATACCCCATTGTCAAGCACCCCCCTTCTTCAAATTAAAACGATACACGGCCCTCAGGCGCGTCTTGCCGCGGTTGTCGTAGAATATGATGTCGTCGATATTGGAGATGATAACACCCATATCCACGAAAGCATGAACGACCTTCCCATTGCCAAGATATACCGCTCCGTGGCTGATGCATCGGCCATATTGGTATAGCAAAAAGTCGCCGATTCGAGGCTCTCCATGGACCTCATCGGCGACTTGCTGTATGTACTTTAAATATTTCTCTTCAGAGCGGTGTAAATGCCACTCATTTGAGTAATTCTCGACATGCAGTTTATTTTTCGGCATAATGCCGGAGTCAACCACGGCCGCAACGAGAAGATACGCACAGTCTACCCCGTGACCTTTGGCCATGGCGTTATTGACATACGGTGTTCCAAGCCACTCAAGTGCCGCATCGGCAATCTTTTGTCCTGTATTCTTCATCGGATCGTCTCCTTCAGTGGTACATATGGCGTTGCTCGATTGCGTGCAAAGTTATTAAACTTCTTCCGGCACGTATCAGGCGTTTTATCACAACCGGGATAAATATAAGCTTCATTCCCGACAGTCGCCTGTGTGTTACTTGGGCTCATGTATATGATTGTTCCGGCACGACTGCTCATAATTTGCGTTGCCTGCCCTGCCAATGGGCCGTTTATCCATTCAATACCGCCTGCATTGTAATACCCGTCCTCAAAGGCCGTATCAACGGAGACCGTATTCACGCCCGATACCGCCGTGACCTTGACCTTCTTACGATACGTCTTTATGTCAACTCCGCATTCAGTTGAATATATGCAATACGGGCACTGCGGATAGTACCGCTTACCGGGAAACTCCGTATTGAGCTGCTGTACGACCGACTTCACATCGAGTGAGATAGTGAAACCACCGCCTTGCTTTACCTCGACCGTGCCGGTGAAGATATCCACAGCGTCAATTAATGTGCCGTCTTGCTTAAAGAACGCTCGTTTTAATTCCATCGTTGCTCCGTCGAGTCCGCCGTTGTGAGCGACTGCCATTATCGGCACGCCGCCTATTTGGTCTCTTTTATCACATGAGATGGATACAGACAGCTTATCAACCGCCACATCGGAATGTGTCGAAGTCTTATTACGAGTAATGACAGGCCCGTCTGCACGATATACATGGCCACCGTGACTTACGTTTGAGTCCGTATCCGTCCAGTAATATGCCATGCCGCTTTGAAGCCTAAGCGCATACAAGTCGCAACTGCGGAATGACTTTGCCGTATTCAAGTGTTGAGTTAATGCTTCTCCTGCCTGTTTCATTGTACCGTCACCAACTTAAAGGATTTTGATTTGTACACGTCTTTATATTCAAGCTCTGCCGTAAAGTCGCCACTAAGCAGCACCTTCCAGTAATACGTGTAATCGGCCGTAATGACAGCGTCAGGTGATACTGTGTCGCTTGTTCGAATCGTGCCGCCGTCCGTCGTTACATGCTCGATAAGTACGCCGTCAGCATAGAGCTTTACGTTCTCCACGTATGCGACAGGCTCTGCATAATCGCCAAAACGCCGCACCGCTTGCCATTCGCCTTGACTACCCTTGCCGAGGACAATACCTTTTTCCTCGTTGTCTTCAGGGTCAAACCACAAGAAAGGCTCTGTGCCGCCTTGAATCTGCGACACAAAGCCCATCATTTTCTTATACTCTTCAGGCTTGAGGTAGGCAAATTCCGTCGTAATCGTGTACTGCGGATACCGCCATGTTGTCATGGTTCGTACTCTTCCGGATCCGCTACGTTTGGACTTCGTATCCCAGTGCTGCATTTTAGACGACTTCCACGCAAGCGACTTAATACGAGGGAATTTCTTCAAATTTTCCATGGTTACCACACTCCTGATGTGCCGATGAACTCACGGTCTTGGTTAACTGTGAACTGCCGCAATACTCGGCCGCCTTTCGATTCGAGCCAATTGCCGAAGGATTCGGCATCAAGTGCTGATACATTCAGCGTTATACCACCGGCCGTACCGCCGTTTGCCCTAGCAATACCGGCACCCATTTCATCATACGTCTGCGTCGATAACGGAATGACCGCTTCGGGGTATTTGCCCTCGCCAATTTCGGCATACGTGCGGCCTACTGCCACGCCACCACTTGCCAAATGCATGTTCGGAGCGCTTCCCATAAGCGTGTTTTTAGCCTGCATGGCAAGTCCTGCGGCCACACCGATTGCCGATTGTGCCGTCCATGCCGCCATTCCCGTTGTTGCTGAAACACCACCGGTTGCCATTGCCACCTGCTGTGCAAGTGTCGTCCAAGGCGGTATTTGAGCGTTGGCTGCTGCAACGCTTGCGGCCGTTTCTTGCTGTTGAAGTGTCTTTCCGAGAATGGCCTGCTTAAGCCTTGCCGCCGCCCAATTTGCAACATAATCGGCAAGAGATTTAATAAGGGCCTTGCCGATATTCTCAAATGCTTTGCCCAGGCTTGTCGTTCCTTGAAGAAGTCCGGATAACCCCTCTTGAAGTGCGTCAATCCCGGACATCATGGCCCCCATCCACATTTCTTGTGTGTTGAAATATGAATCCATTACGGCCTGCTGATATTCATCCAACATTTCTTTACGGAGGTTGTAATTGTCTTGAGTCATGACGTATTCGTCAGTCAAGGCTTGCTGCAAAGACGCAAAGTTCTGTGTCCGTAAGGCTTCATCAATAGCCCACTTCTCTTCAGACATTTGGCGATACAGGTCATTACGCTTTAGCAGGTATTCCTGTTCCTGTGCCAGGAGTTCCTTATTCTTCTCAGCCTCAAACGTGATTTCGTTCTTCCCGACGATTTCGTACGCAATGCCGTTAGCGTCAAGAGCCGCTTTATATTCGGCCTGTTGTTGCTTGGTCATCTTGATGTATTCGTCGGAGAAGCCTTGCCACTTATCCGTAATACTGTTTATCGCTTCTTCGTGGTCTTTTTCGAGCTGTGTAAGCGGTGAAGCACTCCCTGTCGAATCCTTCGTGCTAATCGAGAAGTTAAAATCCTTGGCCATATCACGTACTTTATTCCACACTTCACGAATTGCTTCTTGCTCTTCGTGTTCGGCCTGGATACGCTTTTCGGCGTAAATAGCCTGAAGATTCGTCAGGTCTTCCTGATAGTGTTCGTTAGCGTCCTTGGACTTGTTGAGTTCTTCCAGTTCCTTTTTGTACTGAAGTTCAACCAGTTCGCTCTGCTTGCCGAACATCTCGAGGTAGTTCTGTTGAATTTGCTCATGGATCCGTTTAGCTTCTTCGGCTAACTGGTTACCGGCACTACCTGCTCCGCCACCGCCGCCACCGCCGCCTGAGCCACCTGACCCACCGCCGCCACCGGCTCCTCCGGCATCGTAACCGCCACCACCGCCGCCATAGCCGCCACCGTCAATTTCACCGCCACCACCGCCAGACAGTGCGTTAAACACATCTCCGGCTGCGGATTTAATGGTATCGCCAGCAGCCTGCGCTTCTTCAGGACTAATGCCTTCAATATTATTAATAGCTGAGAAATCAAAGTCGAATACCTGTGCAAGCTTAGCCCCAACGCCGTTTACAGCGTTAATCAGCTTATTGATGAGAGCGATAATCTGATTAATCGCCCAGGCTACGGTATGAACGAGCGTTTCCCATACTGCCGATGCGGTTTCTCCGAATCCCTGAGTCGCTGCGGCACATGTACCGAGAACTCCGGCCAAGACGGACAATATCGTAATAACAATGCCGACGGGATTAGCCCTCATAATTGCGTTCATAACCTTAGTGGCCGCACCCAAGGCCATGGTTCCGACTTTCGCCAGATTAAGCGTACCGGATAAGGCCATCATAACGCCTCTTACTCCGACTGTTGCAATAGCACTGGCTATCATAGCCGCTTTAAGCTGAATGGACGCAAGCGTAACGCCTATGGTTGCAATCCTGGACGCTACCATTTGCCCCTTATATAAGGCCTGTGCCGTGGCCGCCGCCTTAGTCGCCACCGATACGGCTAATATGGCCGTCTTCCAAGTTGTGAATGCTACCGCAACCCCGGCAATTATAGGCTTAATCTGATTGCCTATCCCAATAATGACGGAAAAAGCGGCTTTCATCGATGATGCCACATACTTTATAACCGTAATTAAAGCCGAAAACGACGCCTTTAACGTCGCAATGGCAACCTGTGCGACTGCGGCCATTACCCTAAAAGATATCCCGATACCCTCGACAATAGCTTGGAAATCACTCGAAGCGGTTATAGAGCTAAGTTGTTCAAGGACGGGCTGAAACGCCTGCAAGGCTTGATTAGAGAGCTGTTGCCCGATTTCAGCGAACGTCATGGGTATTTCTGCAAACTTGGCGTTGGTTTCTTCGGCACTATTGAAAAGTGCTTCTTTAATGACATCGGCCGTAATAAGACCTTGCGATGACATCTCTTTTAACTGTCCGACGGTCATACCCATTTGTTGAGCAATTGCCTGTGCAAGCATGGGAGCATTTTCCATGATTGAGTGGAATTCATCACCCTGCAATTTGCCTGCTGCCATTGCTTGCGTTAACTGGTACATGGACGCTGTCGATTCCTGAACACTGGCCCCTGAGATTTTAAACTGTTTATTGAGCTGTTCGACGAAGGCTATCGCTTCATCATTTGAACTGAAAGCGTCCTTAGCAAGCATGTTCAGTTTAGCTACGCTGTCGGCCATTTCGACGTACCCGCCTCGGGACCGCTGTGCTGCCGCATAGACTTTGTCCATAATTTCGGTTGTCGTTTGCGTACCGTCGTTAATAAGATTAATACGGGACTTAAGCTGTGCCATTTGGTCGGCCGTATCGGATACTTTACCGGCAAGCTGTGAGATCTCTTGAGCCACAAGGGCCACGCCTGCAGCCGCCCCGGCCATGGGTAGCATATTGAGTGCCTTCTTGGCCACACCGCCCATTTTTTGACCGAGTGCGCTTTCTAATTTACTGCCGACCTTATCAATGGCCGCCTCGGCGTTTGAGCTATCACCCTTGATTTTGACGTTAATATTCGCATCTGCCATTTACAACTCACCTCCTTCTTCCAGCCACTCACGCATAAATTCCATTTCTTCTCGCTTACGATCCAATCGAGTGGGCGGATGTAAGTCCTTCATGATGTCTTTCACTTTGATTTGATGTTTCTTTTCAAGCTGAACGTTAACGATAAGAGCCGTCATATACGCCGCTCTGGCGTCTTCTATGCGAGTTCGAAGGTCATACCCTTGTACCATCTTCTCAAACTCCATAGGCGTCAACTCATAGAATTCAGAAGGCTTCAATGCCAGTATGCTGTAGGCCACTTTTTCGGCCTTTCTCACCCATAATGCAAAAGAAGAGGGGGCATGATGCCCCCCGTTTAGTTTTTTGCCGCTTCTTCCTCTTCGGCTTCAATGTCGGCATCATCGTCGGGTGTTTTTTCTTCGGGGAACGCCATGAAATACGCCTTCTTGCCGAGAATACCGCTACCTGTGATAGCTTTCATAATCGGCATCATGATGTCCTGTAATTCGCATTCGCCGCTGTCAAAAAGCTCCTGCAAGCGGTCGGCATAGAATTGCGTGCTGCGACGACCGTACTGTCTAAGCCCGATTTCGTATGCAGTGATAATGTCCGATAAGGACAGCTGCTGAATAGCGTTGTAAATTGGCTTGCCGACGGCGGATTCAAATTCGGCCAAACGCTGAATATTGAAAAACAGGCGTTCACCTTTACCGAAGAGTTCGCATTTAATTTGTTTCATGGTTTATAATTCCCCTCCCTTAGGCTTTCTTTAATTCAGACAACGGACCAATGCCTGCCAAAGTTCCCTTATAAGACGCCACATCATCATGCGGTGCTTCGATAGAAAGCTCTGTAATAGATGCCCAACCGGTTACATAGGATTTATCCGGATATTCGAACTTGAGGTGTACGGGCTGGTCTTTCAGGAACGCATCGTTCAGTGCTGCGAGCCCATCATCATTAGCCATAAGGAGTGTATCAAGTTCGATGCTCCATTCTTTAAGCCCCGGAAGTGTAGACTTCCAACCGCCCGAATCTTTGTGAGACGCATCAATGGAATCAGCCTTACGGCTAATCGAACCGCCTTTCTGACCGCCGATTTTCGTCCATACAGCTCCCGTTGTTTCATCCGTTCCTGTGTTTAAATAAATAAAATAATTTTTACCCACCGTCGCTAAAGAATTAGCTGCAGACGGTGCCAGTGCTTTTTTCGGTGTTGATGCCGGCATTAGTATATTCCTCCTTCACGAGTCAAATCAAAAAGGCGACACTCAATCGTATACTGCGAACCGAGCAACGGTCGCAGTGCGTCAAGGTCGCCCGTTTTTTGTTTAACTTTTAAATCTAAAATCTGATAGTTGCTGCTATTAAGTACGCATATATCCTCATTCAGTGAACCGACGGCTTGCCGCATTTGCTTTAAGGCTGCGTCGATTTGTCCCTCAAGCTCACTAATGCGAGCGTATCCGACGGATAAATCCGGGTCGTCGTTGCGTACCCAAGCTTCAAGATAAATCGTAACAAGAAGCTCGTTTTCGATACTTTCATCATTTACTGTTTCGGATCCTCGAACAAGCATGATTTTGCCGATTTCGTCGACGGCAGCATGCTGCGGTATAACTGCCCCGAGCTGTACAGGTGAAGATACTTTACACGTCATAAGAACATCCTGAATCCGTCTTAAAAGCTCAAACCACATGATCATATCGGCTACCCCCTGAAGATTTCACACGACCGATAACCGGAATACTTTGTCGGGTCTCCCGTAAGGTCTTCAGGTGTAATCGAGCCTTCAAGCTCTTTTATTCGGCCCTGGATATATGCAAGTTTCTTGCCGTAAAAGTCGTCCGTTTCGCCGCCACGCCCATAAGCTCCGGGCAAACTGTACGCCTTTCGCACACAGGTCTCACGATATGTATACAGCGTTACAAGCTCGTCCGCCACAAAGCTACGGATAACCTTCGCTTGCTCAACTCCAAGACGCTGTGCGAACAAATACAGCCACTTTTCGGCAATGGCGAGGTCATCACGACTGACATTCTTTCCGAGAAGTTCGTCAGAAAATGTCATTTCGGCCAAGTCATATAACATGTGCATTCACTCCCTTTAAAATTTGAATTCAATCTCACATGCTTGGCCATTACTATACTTTTGTTCAATGGCATCACATATGTCTTTAGTGGCAAGCTTGGTATACTGGCCGAATAGCTTAATGATGTCCGGTCTTTTCGTATCTAACGCTCTATACAAGAACGGATCCATGCGATTGCCGGGATGAAGAACGTTTTTTGCGAACAAAAACGAGTTGCCGCCAGTCGGGACCCATCTCAAGGCCTTACGATTCTTAGGCCGTATCATGTGCGGCCGTGTGCCTTCGTGGACAAACGGGCCGTACGAAGCAAGCCCCTCATCAAGATACACGACGGCACACTTATCATTGAGCATCCGCATATCGACAGAACGGGTCAAATCGCCCGTTCTCGACGTGTAATCATGGTGCGTTTGTGCTTCATCCTGGACTTCAATAGCCGAGGCCTTTACGGCCTGTCGTATTCTCTTGTCGAACACATCCCGACTGACGCCCATACTACTCGCCTGCCTGTTCTGCCTCTTCGGCCGGTTGTTCTACAGCTTCGACCTTCTTGCCCTTTGCGCCCTTCTTCGGCTTTGTTTCAACCGTTTCTGCCTCTTCGGCCGGTTGTTCGTCTGCCACAAAGCCTTCAGCAATTAAAAGCTGAAGGCGGTATTCGGAATCGGCGTACTGGACTTCATTGAGCCGAGTCAATCGAACTACTTCCATGGGTTATACCTCCTTATGCGCCCGTATTTACGAATACGCCTGCAAGCTTGTTGCTCGGAATCCACAGATCGTGGTATTTACGATAATCGAGCTTCCATGCGTCGGCATTTTGATTCGTGTCGGGCTCAAAGATACGGACTTTATCCGTCTTAGATACAGCAATCGGTGCACGCTGGGCAATGACAATCCAGTTGATATCCTTCGCCTGGGTGTCAGCTTTAAAGCCGCCCTTTTCTTGCCCGGCCGTCTTGCCGTCATTGAATACATATTGCGTTTTCATGCGTGAAGACGGTACACCGAAAATGGGAATTTCATTGAACGTCCGTACCTTTGTCGTGACGGTACCTGCCGTGAAATTGCCGACGTCAATATACCGACGAATATTAGCCGCATTGTTGAGCGCCGTTTGAACCTTTCTGTTCATAATGATAACAAGGGGTTCACCGTCACCAACTACGTCTTGTACAGCCGTAATATCCTCTTCAAGTTGCCCGACGATATTATCTGCCGACGGTGTGAATGCTGCTTTTTCGTTGCTCGCACCTTTGGCTAAAGCCGCAATACGGCTATACCGATACGCATCAACTTCAGGAATGACTTGCAGGCGCTGGAACTCACCCATTACGTTTCCGGCAGCCGTTACAAAGTTCGTTTCATCAACATCCATGGCATCAAGCGAGAACGTCCTGCCACGATCCTGCGTGAGCTTATACGTGCCGAATTTCAGCGTTACCGCCCCACGGACAAATCCGTTATCCCGATCGTACTTCGCAAGACCTGCCGTTGTAATTTCGGGCATTTTTACTTCATCGCCGCCGTTATATTTGACTTGGGTAGCGTTCGTTTCCATCCAGCCGGACGTCGCTCCTGCGAGCATCTGCGTATCAAGAGAGCCCTGGAAAATCTTTGCATACTCTAATGTGTTAATTGCCATTGTTTAGTCTCCTTTCGCGGCCGGGGGCATTCCCATAGCCGCCTCAAATTGTGCTTTTACGTCATTGCCGGCACCTTCTCCGGAACCGCCTTGTCCGCTGCCGCCGTTCTGGTTGTCTTTCACTGCCCAAGGCTTACCCTTGAGCCATGCGGTAGCAGCGTCTTCAATCGTTCCGACGGTACCGTCTTCTTTCTTGAATCCATACTTACCATCTTCCCCGACCTCGATACCACCGATGATGAGCTTAGCAAACTCTTTCGGGTCCATCGCGTTATGCTTTGTCAGGGCATCAACCGTCTGTGCCATGATGTCAGTTTGGATTCGTTTTTGTTCGGCTTCTTGCCGTGCAGCCTTTTCGGTCTCAAACGATTTATTGAGGTCGTCGAATTTTTTAAGTAGAGTCTTGTATTCGGCCGTTTGCTCTCCTGCTCCCGGCTTTTGTAACTCTGCGATTTGATTGGTCAAGGTATCCTTTTCACCAGTCAATGTCTTGACCAATGCTTCGGCCTTTTCCTTGGCTTCACGCTGTTCTTTCGACTCCACATTCAATTTCCCGACTTCCGCTTTGACGGTCTCCACCATCGCCGCGCCGCCTTCGACTTTTTCTAATGCTGCATACAATTCTGCCATTGTCATGGTTCTCATTCTCCTTTTCGAACACATTAAATTTATGTGATGCGGTCTCCTCCGCATTTCACCATTAAAAAATGCCCTACGCACCACTGCGCAAGGCATGAAAAAAAGCACCCACATTCGTAAGTGCTTTTAAGCTACATATGTAATTTGGTCGATGTCGTCAATCGATACATCATCAAACTCTTCGTGCTCCGTGTCTTCAAAAATAAAATACCCGTCGCCATAATCATCAACAAGACAACCTTTACGCCCATCTTTTAAAATAACACAGTCAAACTCTTTAGGTGTCATTTTATTCTTCCTTCCTTTCTGGTTTTAAATAAGCCGTAATATATCGCGGAACCGTTGCTCCATGGTCGATTTGCCATACAGTAATTAATTGAATTTGGTCGCCCTGCAACGTCGTCACATAAGAAACTCCCTTATACTTACTCCCATGCGGAGTATCTGCAACAAACGAAATTTCCCCGTCGCTTATACTATTACGAATAAAAGCCTCAAATGCTTCCTTCTTTTTTAAAGTATACCCCAGATATTTTTCAAACGCAACCGCCTTAGGGCTTCCATCCGGATGTCCTTTATTTAGAGAATATTTAACTATTTTATCTTTCGAGATAACGAGTTTATCCGGGTCCTCAAAACCTTTCGGCACGGGGCGTCTAACCTCAAACCCTTCTTCAGATACGCCCCTAGCACTAGCAAGCCACTCTTTTTTACCGCCCATTACATCTCGGCGGCCATGCACACCAAGCAGACGCTCTTGCTCACGCTTCGGTAAGGTATCGATGTACGCTTTTCCGCCCTTGTCAACGCTATCCTTTCTCTTGCTCATGTCAATCATGCCGTCGACAATCGGCTTTATTCTACATAGGCAGTGAGGATGTGCCGGAAGCTTCGGGAATTTATCCTTCGGGAAGACACCCTTACCAAGGCCGTACAGGTCGGCATGAGCGTATACATCGCAGATATCGCACCGAGGATGGCGATCCGATAACTTCCATTGAAGAGCAACGATATCCGGGTCATCAAGGTACTTTGCCATCATGCCATCGGCATAGGCTCTTGCTCGCTCCGTACGGGCAATCCGTTCAGCCGCATATCGTGTTTTTTCCTGCACGGCTGTTTCGACAGCCCTGTCAATGTTCTCCTGCGCTGCCGTTTCAATAGCATTTAAGAGCTCACTATATGCCGCTCTGAGTCCCGCCGTGGTCTCCTGTCCTACAAGCCCTCGAGCATGGCGAATGTCAGACTTCCACTTGGCGACGGATTCATCATCGAGCCAACGGGGAACAGTCAACTCCTTTACTTCTTTGATAAAATCCGGTATGTCTTGTTCGGGAATAATGCCGCCTTTGCCGTACCCGTCGAACAGCTTCTTTGCTGTTTTAGCCGCTGTCTCACCTTCTTTGATGGCCTTGCCAATGACCTCGGCCGCTTCAGCTTGTACTTTCTTCCCGTTTTTATAGAGCCGCTCCGACAAGGTCACGCCGTCGTCCGTCCACGATTTACTCATGGCTTCTGATATGGCTTCACTCTCAAACCTTGCCGCAGACGCATTCCTTCCATACCCATCGGCGAAATCCTGCACGAGATCATCAAGTAGATCCTTATGCAAGTTCTTCATAATCGGGTAGCGGCGATAGGCTATCTTTACGGCTTCCTTCGGCGTAAAGCCGGTACTGATTAAGGCTCGGAGTATACGCTCGAAACCGTCCAAGTTATCATTGAGATTACTCTGCGTTCTGTCCTTCGGCATTCGTACCACCCTTATCATCCGTCGTCGGCTCGAACCGTTGCTTCATTAAATCCCTATCTCTTTCAGCTTCATCAAGTCCGTCCTCTATCTCGCTTACGATGTCATCGTATGTATCAGGCTCAATATTCGGCATATACGCTTCCAGAACCTTCTTACTTACTTCAGCGGAGAACGTATCGGATCTAAATCCAAGGTCAAGGGCTTGTTGTGCCTGGGAAAGTGAGTCGGTGACATCGTTTATCTGGAAGTCCCTCGGGTACTCGACTTCGTAATTAACGTTTTCCTTCGCCCATAATTCATACAGTTCAATAATATCCTTTTCGGCTTCCTCGCACTGAACTGAGAAGTCCGCAAGTCGTTGATTCGTGCGTTCAAAATCCCATTGCTTGGCAACGCCGCTCTTCGACTGCTCCACGCCTACAACCGAGTCGATGCCGCTCATGCGGTACATTTCCTTGATGAGTCGGTCTATTTGTGCCATCAGCACTTCAGCCGGTCCCTTGTCCGGGGCAATGAATGCCGGTGCATGAGACGACTCTTGCGGGTACAGCAGCATATTATTCGTCCCGAGTGTCACGTCGGGAGTACTGCCGTCTGCCGGCATGGTCAGCACGGAGAAGGTCTGATTATTCAGTATCTGCGTTAAGAGACTGCACAGGTGGTATACGTGATAATTTGTCTGCGCAATACTCAAGAACTCGGCAGGGGGCAAAATATCCGTCTTTTTGGAGCTTCTACCAAACCATTGAACAATCGGGACCCGACCGATATTATGATCGCCATATTCGATTCGCTTCTGATTTTCATCAAGCACCTTCCAGTCCGTCGGGGTCCATATGTAATACCTGGTCTTCTTATGCCGGTCGGCGTCGTAAATGACGTCTTTATAGGCGAATTTTATCAGCACGCCCTTATCGTCGAACTGCCAATCTGTAATGTGCTGCGGCTCAACGGCTGTGAGATACGGCAACGCTCTGTTCTTGACGTTATCAGCTACCGATTCGCCGAACTCCACAACGTTGTTCACAACGATATACATAACACCATACAGTTTCGCCAGCGTCGCTTGCTGACGGATGTACTCCTGTAAACTCGTGCCTTTTCTATCAACGTCTTCCATGAATACCTTGAACTTCTCCGTGTCTCGGTATTCACGCTTAATCGTATCTCTGAATATCGGGTCTACCGACGCATTAACAATCGGGCCAGTGTAATTCAAATAGTACGCAAGCTTCTTGCGGAAGGCATAGTTCGGCGTGCTCTCTCTCGGGTGTCGAACGAGTCCACGGCCAACGGAAAAAAGCCCTATACCGTAATATGCGTCTTTTAACAGCTTGTAGCCATACAGCTTTTCAGAGTCCATTGTGTGTTTACTCCTTAATAAATATTGACATGCGCCGCCTTAATCTGCGGTGCGTTTATCTTCTCGGCGATACCAGTCGTTGCGTCCGGGGCGTCATCGTGTGCGTTCTTGCCTTCACGCTGATAACGAGTCATCGCCCTATAATATTCCGGCCAACGGTCCTTCCAATTCACCGGGAAATAAATATGCTCCATGACCCAGGTCGAATTCGATAATATCCTGGCCACTTTGTTTTTCGTCTGTGCGAATGTATTAACGACCGTCTTGTTCGACTTGTACCGCTCTTGCAGTAGCCGCCGCACTTGCCGGGCAAATCCTCGACCGCCGTTGTTGGATTCAAAATCGGCTACATTCACGCCGTTCTTGTATAACATGGCCGCTGTCGCCGGCTCGGTCGTCTCCATGGTATCTTTTGTGTACAGAAGATCAAGTACATAGGCTTCGCCATTGTACACGCCGTATACGATGGAACATAGATAATCGGCACCCGTATCAGCGGTATCCGTATAATTACGAATGGCCGTAAACAACGGATTGCCGTTTGCGTCCGTTGGGATGCGGTCATATGTCTTGAAGCTCGAGTATAGCTGCCCTTTAATGTCTATCGGCTCTTGCTGATAGTTGGCACTGGCGATATCGGCACCCATGGCTCTAACTTTTTCTTCATAGCTACGTCTCGATAATATCTCATCGCACAACATACTGCCGTCCGGCTGTAACGCCCGCATTGTAATCACCTTGGCCGCTTCGCCGAAATGCTCAATCGCTCGGCCGGCAAGGTCATCACTAGCCCATCTCGTCATGATGATGAGAATCTTACCACCTTCTTCAAGACGACTTAGCATGGTATTTGTGAACCACAGCCAGGACTTCTCCTTCGCTGTTTCGTTATAGGCTTCTTCAGCGTTCTTTATGATATCGTCGATAATAAGCAGTGAACATCCAAAGCCTGTCGCCGTACCTGACGGAGACGTGGCCAAGTATGAGTTATACCCACCATCAAGCGACCACATATCCATGGCTGCGTCACCACGTTTAATGCGGACGTTCGGAAATATATCGGAGTAAACCGTGATATTCTCATCTGCCTTAACCTCTTGAATCGCATTTCGAACATTCTTCGCAAACGTCGCTGAAAGGATATTGTTATACGACCCTGTCATTATCTTTTCGGCCGGGTTACGGCCTAATACCCATTCGACAAATAAACTCGCCGTGCGGCTTTTTCCGTGTCGAGGCGGTTCGTTAATAATAAGCACCTTGGCCTTCTCATCTTCATAGAACGACTGTAACGCTTCACATAACTCAACAAGATACCGTCGTTCAGGCTTATAGAAATCAGAAGCCATCAAATTGCAAAAATAAAAGAATTCACGCCGTGCGAGTTCTCGTTTTGCTTGCCGCTTAATGCGTTCGTCAATCATCGCCTATCAGCTTCTTTATATCTTCTGACTTAACGCCGTCAAAGGGATTGTTTTCAATCTTTGCTTGCATATCGACGTTCTTGACGTCTCTCCATAAGTCAGGCCGTCTGTTCTTCAACCAGAAGATTTGTGCCGTTACATCAGGCCGCTCACGCTTGGTTACAACCTTCGTCACAGCAAGGCCTGTCGGCTCACCATCAGGGGCATACGTCATTTCTCGTGTAATTTCATCGTATTCATACCCAAGGGCCCTCTTGAGCAGTGCGTTTTCGACCTCAATATCAACGACTTCCTTACCTCTTTTTAAGGTGTCAGAAATGTCAGGATACTTCTTCTTCCACGCATATAGCGTTTCTCGGCTAATACCGATACGCTCGGCTATTTCCGTATCGGTTACCCCGTCTCGAGCCCAAGCCTGCAATCGCAAAAGATTATCGGGCTCAAGCCACTGCACATATTTACCTTTCGCCATTACGGACTCACCTCCTTGCCCCGTATTTAGAGCGATTCATGACCTGCTTGGCTGCAACGAAATATTTGCATGCGCCTGTCCCGCCGATAGTAATTCCGTTAGCAGAGCATACACCTTTGTGATTATTGAGGCAGGACTGCCGGTAGCACTTTACCTTTGTTAAATTCATCATGATGTCATCCTCTTACGGTGCACGTAAAAAGGACGCCCTGTTAGGACGTCCTTGAAACTCATAAAACTATCAATAACATCGGAAAGTTATTACAAAAACGATCATTGCTACAAAAAACATGAGCAACGCACCAATTTTAGAATATATTGCACGATTTCTCCACTTATCTCCTGGTCTATTAATTTATATAACAAAAAGATTGCGGCGGAGCCTTTATTGTGGGGGCAAAATCATTCAAATCTATGGGGGTTTTATATTCAATAACTCGTTTAATTTTTATTGCAAACCCATAATTCTTATTCTTAAAATATTCTGAAAAATATTGATGCTCAATACCTGCCCCCTTTTCTGTCTGATGCCACAATTGTTCAGGAGTCGCTTTAAGAATATGATCAATATAAAATTCTCCCAAAATTTTCCCACACGGCTTGGTCGCGTATATAACCACCGAAGAAATGTCTTGATTTTTAAAGATATTCTTTCTATACTCAAATTTTTTAGATCCATTAATTATCGCAAACGCAAATTCAGGTTTTATTGATAACAAAACTTTCATTGACTCCACCCATTTCTAATATTCGTCTAAATTGATTTTTCATCAAAGGAAGACAGTCCCATCTACTGTCTCTATTCAAGCCAACATTATCAGCTAATTTTTGTCTAATAAGTCTGACCTTTAATGGGAAATTATACAAGAGCTTAATGATATAAGTCCCTTTTTCTTTACCATAAAATCGAGATAACTCCGCATTAGTAAAAATTGATCCTTTAGAACAATAATCAATATACGCTTCTTTGGTGGGAAAATCCGACGAACGTTTAAGATCTGCAACAGTACAAATGGATGTCGCTACCGAATTATATTCAGCTGGTTTCCCAGACTCACGAGTTCTATAAATTACAACTAAATCACCAACTTTCATTTTAGATATCATCGGCATCCCGGCCACATAAATTTTTTCAATCGTATTAGTAACAGATAAATCTTCAACATTATGATATTTCTCTGTACACAGCTTAGAATCAGGAAACATTTTAGTATGATATGGTGGATAAATTCCTAATAACCAACTTTTGGAATTACTGTTAACTCGTGGAAAGTCCTTGTAAATATCATCTTGAAAACTTTTTGTTTTTATATAAACTAATTCCCCTGTATTCTTCCTTCCGTAGAAAGTGAACCCAAACTTTTCAAAGAGTTCAATCAAAACATCTTGTTTAGGGAATAGCGTAACGTAGGCTTCATCAAACCGCTCATTTATCATTTTTTGAAAAATAATGCTTAAAAACCGCTGTCCTAAAATCGTCCCATGTGCGACTATTTTAAAAGTGCCAATTTTGAGTCGTCTTTGTTTTTCAAAAGGCGGGACAATATTCAAATCTTCTTCATTTTCTTCTTTTAAATACAAAAAACCTCGTATTCTCCCAGGCTCCTTTAGTACAAAAACATACTCTTCTTGCTGAGCTTTCTTTTTAAACCACTCTTCGAATCCAGGATAATCTTTTTTCAAGGAATTAAAAAAAGCATCCTCTAAGTTAAGTTCATTAAATTTAACAACGCTGATAGCATCCCCAGCCATAGCTTATCCTCCCAAAGAAATATTTGCTATCAGTATATCAAAAAATTTACAATAAAGACACAACGCGAAACGAGACGCCCAACCATTTGGACGTCTCGCCTTGCCGTGCTATATGTTTTCAGGAGGTGTTCACACTATTACTATACCAGCATTTTCCGCACCATATCGGCACAAAAACGCACCATTTGTGACTGTCACGACTTTCCAGACTCATCGAAAAAGACAAAATGCGTCTGTACGGGTATCGCCGTGGGTCCGAACATCATAGCCGCTATCTGCTCAAGCACTCTACCGGCACGCTTGCGTACAGCAGTCTCACTCATATGCAGCATGTCTGCTATGCGTAGCCACGACGCCCCGTTGATAAATCGCTCTTCAGCGATAACTTTGTCCGAATAACTAAGTGCTTCGACAGATCTATTCAGTCGCCGCATGAGCGGCTCAATCTTTGCCAGGTCAGACTGCAGCTTCTGCATTCGTACTTCAATACTTTCTTTCTCGTACATAGCCTTCTCTTCTTGACTCGTCATAATGCCGGTGCCACCTGGTGCGTGGGAGAGTGACGGAATCTTCGGTGCGGCAGGAAGGCTTTCACGTGCTCTCAAGTCGTCCATATCGGCCTTGATGTTCTTGATGTATGTATTGAATTCGTGATATCGCTTCAAGTACTCTCGAACTGCATTGATATAATCGTTGTGAAACACGTGTATCCTCCTCTTCCTGTTAAATTAATAGCCTTTGTACTGCAGAACTTCGTCTATGCTCTCCATCCAATACAGGCCTCTCTCATAAGCAATCTTATACTCTGCACAACATCCTCGACTGTTTCGCCAATCACCCATTGCCACCACGGCGTCACAGCGTATCATAAGTTCGATTGTCATCATTAGAACCTGCATATACTCAAGCTCACCGGCATTATCCACATACTGCATGGCATCAAGAGGATTTACAACCAGTATATCCGACCGCTTACGGACAATCTCCGCCGCATAAGCGCTGGCCTTTTTTCTATTCTCTTCTTCATTTCCCGTAAACGGGTGCGATAAGTATATAGCTATCATGTCAACCTCTCCTCGATTACGACTTCAATTCTCGGCCTGTCACTGTACAGCTTGACTGCTTCTATCTCGCATACAACGCTATCGTCTTTCAGCACCGTCCTATTCAGTGCATCCAGCACGCCCTTCACGTAATTATCCGTATCCGGCCTGGTCGTCGGCCGTATTTCTCCGTTTATGGCCGCCTCCCGTTTCTTTTTGCTAAAGCTATTCGGAATTGCTCGGAATACCTTTAGCCGCAATCGGCAGTCACGGTCAACCGGCGTGAAGCCCGGCCGAGACAACAACGTCTGCAACTCAAGTCGTATGAGTGATTTATACGCCTTGGACTTAATCGGATCATACGCATTGACGAAACCGCCTTGCCGTGAGAACCTCGGTCGGCCCTGTGCTACCGGATTGCCGTATACAGTCAGTGCGATATACCTCGTATGCTCTTCTTCCACGTAGTTTATCGGCATTATTGCACCTCTTCGTTTTCAAATAAATCATCTATGCTATACCGCTTCGGATTTGACATAAAAAACTTTGTATTACGATACTCCGGATGTGCGTTTTCCCAATTCTTATATGCTTCTGTCAACACCTTTTCTAGTTCTTCAATGTGCTCATTTTTTATGTTGGTGAGATAATCCCCGTCGTCAAAGCCCTCATTATATGCATCTTCCGCGATATCTTCCAGCACTCGCTCTCCATTTACTTGCGGCTCAAATCTCTCCACCTTCCCTACAAAAATAAATTCATAGTCGTTCTCATGCTCCCATAGTTCATAAGCTTCCAAAGCTTCATTGATCGCTTCTTTTTCTGTATCAAATATCCCGTAGCACATTTCATCGTCAAAGCTATATGCGTATTCTGCCATCTTTTTTACTCCTCTTTAAATCATCACAAACATCGGCGGCTTTCTGCTTGTCTCTTTCTTGAACATTGTCAAAATGGCCCCATCATTTACCCCGTCTTCATCTAACTCCGTTATGTAATAAGTAAGCTCCGGGTTAATCCGACTGCGTAACGAAAAGCGATGCGCCTCTCGTACGCCCAATACTTTCTTTACGATATAATACTCCGTATTTTGGCCGCCATACTTATCGTTTTCCTCACATAAAAGAATCATCCTGCCACACCCCCTTTTGATACACAACTCGCTCGACAATATCTCCATGTCGAGTCATATATAGCTTCACGAAAGACCCCTCATTATCAATCCGGACACCCGACTCACTATAATACGCAAGCAGGCAGTAATTACGACGGATGATTTCGTCCGTGATATCCGGGAAAAGACGTTTTGCGAATGTACGCACCGTGTCCGATATGGGGCATACCCATTCCCTTTTTTTGACTTTTCCCATCGCTTCGCGGATAGGTCCCATATCTATCTTCCCCCGCGGAGCGGGTTTCACGATACTCGCAGATTGCGCTTCTCTGCGTTTGGCATTCAGCAGGTTATCCAATGCCTCTTTTATCGTAGCAATCGACGGAAACCATTTCTCGGTCTGGATAACGCTTTCGACGGCATCGGCCACGTCCTGCTCATCATACCTGGAAAATGTTTTCTCAAACATCGTCCAGAATGTGTCCAAGTTCCTTTCTTCCATCCGCTGGTTCGGATATGACAGTTTCAGCACGTCTTTGAAAAAGCTCATGCTCCCGTCTGTTAACATGTGCAGTTACTCCTTTCTGCTTTTGTTTTGCTTTATACGCCTTTCGCCGTTCAAGAAAGGCAAGATACTCTTCCGACTTCTCAGTCGCTTCCGGCTTCTTATTACCGTCTCTGTTACTGCCCTCGTCGTAGCCATTGGATTCCCACCGACTAAGGATACCCGTGATATACGCTAAGCTTCGCTTATTACGCATGACGGCTCTCTCTATAGCCTTCTGCACGAAAGCTTCGCCGTGTGCTTCAACCAAGGAAATGAGCTTATCTCGCTCTATTGCCGAACTGACAGGGTGAATATTATCCCCGTACAGTTTTATGACCTTCGACGCCGACGACGGAAAGGAATTATTTTTTCTTTCTTCTTCTTTACTTTCCTTTCCTTTACTTTCCTTTACTTTACTTTGTTGATTATAGTATACATTTACGGAGTTATTGTTTACATTAATCGAGTTATTGTTAACATTAACTAAGTTTGTGTACTCATTAACGTCGATTAGAAGAAGAGTATCGTCGTAAAAAACTGACTTACGACGTTCCGTAATTTCAAAGAATCGTCTTTGAATTCCGGCTGATGTGAGGATACTTTTTTCCTCGTAAAGTTTCTTGTCGAAAAAACCGACTTGAACTGCCTTGTTAATGAATTCCTGTGCTGCGCCCTCACTGATACCAACTTCGTCAGAAATCAGAAAAGTCATATCGCTATCCCACCTAAGATAATACCCATCGCCTCGATAAATATTAACCAGCAGGCCGATTAGCATAGGAATCGCACTCGAGCCACATGCTCGGATAAGTCTGCGGACCTTTATGTCCTGTAAAAAGTCCGTGTCGAGAGGGAAGTAATCAAGTCCTTGTTTTAATGGTCTAGCCATGTCGTTACCTCCGTAGGTCAAGAGGACCGGTGTACTCACAGTCCCCTTGCCGCTCTCTGTCGTTTACATTGACGCTGCCAGTATAGCGTCTTCTTCTTTCTCTTGCTCAAATAACTTCATTTGTGCCCGATTTCCATTAATAAAGATAATCGCTTCTTCAATTATTTTCTTGATTTTATAAACCGTATCTTTATTAAAGTAACTTCCATCATTAGCATTATCATCGCTCTGCTCTATTAACATCGGTGTATTCAATGCCGTCGAAGTGTTATGCAGCGGAATGTCCATTTTAGCCGATATGATAGCCTGTATTAATCCCGATTTATTGTCTTTGAGGGTTATTCCGTACGGGTGTATACGTTCGAGAGCGATATCTATATCTAAGATAGCCAATACATCAATATCCAGATCCTGAAATGCCTCATAAAATTCAGGTCGGGCTTGTTCTGAAAAGGTCGCCGTATATTCGACCATATTACCGTTAGTATTCTTCTCATAATTTATGGTGATTTTTCCGGCTGATTCGCTCCATTTGATTTTTTTGATATTCATTATTCTGACTCCTCTCTAAAACACATATACTTCTGCGCCGGTTTGTTGTTGTACCTGCACTTTAAACCCTGCTGCATCACTGTTTGAATCACTGAGGTGCAGCAAGTAAATCTGTCTTACTGTCTTCATCGCACTGGCCTTGAGTAGCTGTAGCAGGGTTTCTATACTCATATGAGTCTGTATAACCCGCTCCGCCAAACACGCCGAAACCTGCTTTGCCCTTACCTTATCCATAATGATTTCCTGCTCATAGTTTGCTTCAATGAGTAGGTGCGTTACGCCGGTAAACGTGTAGTCTACATATGCCGTATCGGTAATATAGAGTAACTTCTCTGCTGTTACAGTGGATTTTATTTGATATCCATAACACGGTACATCGTGATGTACGAAAAAGGCGGTAATATCCAGTGTCTGTATATGTAACATACACTGCGTATTTGCCACGGTTACGGTAGGAAACAGCTCCTGCAAATCTTTGGGCCCGTATACCGGTATGCCTCGACGGGATAATTCCGGAATGGCTTTACTATGATCGCCGTGCCGATGTGTAACCAGGCATCCGTCAATATCACCCGTTTTAAAGCGCAGTCCTTGTTGTATACGCTTAAACGGGATACCGGCATCAAGGAGCAGTGCCGTATGTCCGTCACTGATACGATAGCAATTGCCGCTGCTTCCCGTCGCCAATATACGAATATCCATTAGAACTGCGGCCCATCTGAGGGCTGCGGCATCGCTTTTTCAGCCGGTACTTCTTCCGGAGCTTCAAAGAGTTCCGTTAAATCTTCTTCCGGCTTCTGAGATGCGGCTTGAAGAGCTTCCGGAGATTCCAGTTCGGCCTCTTCAAGAGGAATACGGTTAGCCGTTACGTTTATCTCTTGCCGCATTTCATTTGCCGTCTCCTGTAAGCGTTCTTCCTGCTGTTTCATGTACTGATAGGATGCGTCCACTTTGCGAGGATCCAGAGGGATGTGCTTGCTGCTGTATACCTCTCTGATAAGCGTCTTACGGCACATTTCTTCAAGCCAGCCGTCCACTTCGACTTCTTGCTTCTTACCGTTTTTCCACTCCGTTTTTGTACCGCCCCAGAAGTTGGCACTGGCATACTGCGGTTTGCGCTTCAGTATGGCAGACATCGGCATAATCACTAATTTATTACGGCTGGCGTCGTCATATTCGATATACCCGAACCCGCCTACAATATCACCGCGATTAAACGGATTGGTGATAACAAATTCATAGCTTTCTACAGGATTGGTCCGGCTCTTCATGAGAGGCGTGAATGTATCCGTGCTGTGCACCAGCTCTATAGTGACTGCTTTCGGTTTTACCAACGCATAATTTTCGGCAACATATTGAATACCCGCATAGCCTATCATCAAGGTGATATCGTATAATTGGGTCTTTTTATTCAGGTACGGTATGGGGCTGATATGGTTAGGCTGCATCATATCCAGTCCCAGGCGGGCATAATGCACGACATCTCGGGACAATTCCGGAAGATTCACATTTGCCCATGTATACGGCACCGTATTGTCGTAGGTATGATCCTTGTTGTTTGCATTCTTACGCACGCGCTCTTCTTCAGCCGTATTCAAGGCTCTATCAATGCCGATAAAATAGCCTTGAATTAGCGACCTCTGGTAGTCCGTAATCTGTAATTCTCCGGATGAGTTGCCGAATTCCTTCAGCACTTTGGCGGTAAAGCGACTACTGAGGCTCATTTCGGTAGTAACATTCTGTAGCTCCTGTTTCTTTGCCATCGTCTTATCTCTCCTTTAGTTTTCTACTCTGATTTGTGTATCCTTTTCTGATACGATTAATCGGATAAGCTGTTCTTTTATAGCAATCGGGCGGCTAACACTTTCGGCCCGGTCCATAATAACCGGCAAGTCGGTACCGTAAAACTCGTTGAGCACATCTATGATTTCCAGTTCCGCATTGACTTTATTAGCCGTATTCACGGATTTGTATCGTACCCATTCACCGGTGGCATTCTGTACTGTCGGATCACAAATTTCTTTAAGGCCGCCGTTCACTTGGTCCTCAAAGAGCTGGAAATGTACGGTCCGGAACCGGCTGTTAATCTTATCCGTAATCATACGGGCCTTAATGCGCGTGTATTCCTCACAAAGATGGATGCCGTATTCCAGCTGTTCTAATATGGCGGCTTTCTCTTTCTGCTCTGCCTGCAGCTCCTTGATTCGCTTCTTGCCTTCCTTCTCCGCTTCAATCACGCTGAAGCGTGCATTGGCTTCCCGTATCTGCTGCGTAACTTCTTCAATCTGTATGTCCTGCAGCCGTACGGCATCATTCGTGGCGTTAGTGCCGGCTTGTAACTGCATCTGCAATCCCGTAATGGTCTGCTGTATTTCCTTGGCTTCGTTCGTATCGTCAAATACGGGGCGTATGATACGTTGCTCTTTTAATTCCTGGAGGCGCTCTACAAGTAGCTGCTCCTGTTCTTTAAGAGTTGATACCGTATCCGTTGCCTGATTCTTCTCCCGTTCCAGCTCTGCAATGCGGTCTTGACTGCATGCTTGGCCACGTGCGTTGATCTCTTCCTTGCGCGTAGACTGATTGAGATTAAACTCCTTACGCATGGCATCGATTTGCGCAGCCGGCAAGGGTTGGTTACATGTCGGGCACGTCTCTTGATTCGGGTCCCACTGTTTGGCTTGGACTTCTGCGTATTCTTGCAGTAACCGATTCCGTTCTTCTTTCATCTGTGAGATTTCGTACTCAAACTTACGGACATCTTGTTCCGCTTCCTGAAGCCGACGAGAAATAGTAAGCTGTTCTCGTTGTCCGCACTCTATTTTCTGATTAATATCTTCATTCGCTGCTTGGCCGGCTTGAATGTATTCCGCTTGTTTGGTAGCGTAGTCGGTTTTGCATTCGGCAATTTTCTGCCGAATCAGAGCCTCGTTTCCGCCGTCGGACTGCATGTCCTGTTTCTCCTGTTCCAGCTCCGCCTTTTTTCCCTCTAGGGCCTTAATCTCTTTCTTTAGGCCTTGAGCGTCCGGCACGTTTTCCGGAATACCTCTGGTTACTTCGTCTATCCGGGCCGGAAGTATCTCCAGGTCTTTATTGATTTTTCTCCGCTGTTCCACGGCTATTTTCTTGTATTCTTCCGTCGAGTACTGCTGCCCCTTCGTGCCGGGAATCATCAGGTATTCGGTAAGATCCGCCAGTTCAGGACGCTGCAAAATCTCTTCTTCCGCTACATCGCCGCACACATCAAAGAGTATGCGACGGCGCGTTTCCGTTGGCATGTCTTCCGTGAAATACCCGTGAATCATGAGCATTTTCACCTTCTCAAGGTCTACCCCGCAAATCGCTTCTACCAGTGCCGTGTACTCTTTCTTTTTGGCCGGTACGCCGTTAATGCTGTAGTCGGTAGTGTGTCCGCTAAATTCCGCCGTAGGAGAGCCTTTTTTCTTCGTCCATACTTCATAATAGTCTTTGCCGAGGGTGACGATTTCACCGTCGTTGTCGATGATTAGCTTTCCCGTGTGATGTACATCATGGGCCCCTGTTGTTTTCGGGTCAAAGTCCTTTTCGTCGGTGGCAGCTCTGTCTAACAAGAGCCAGCAAATCGCATTGGCGATTGTCGTCTTCCCCGTCCCGTTAGCTCCGTATATATCCGTGTTTTTTCCATCAAAACGGATAATAAGCTCCTTAATACTACGGAAGTTTTCAAGTTGTAATTCCAGCAGTTTCATTGTGTTTTTGCTCCATTTCTGCTACAATGTAGCCGTAAATTAAATGTTTTATTTTTCACCATTAGACCGCACCTGTTGCCGCAGATGCGGTCTTTTCTTTGCCATCTTCCATGCTGCACCTCATAAAATAATAATGAGTACGGCTATTACGAGATATGCTGTAACGGCTCCGACTACGACTTCCGGGAAGTCAATATCGGCCGGCTCGCCGTAGTCTGTCGCATATGTATATCGGATACGTCTGTCAAGCTCCCGTTCCCGCTGGATTGTCTCATAGCGGCTGTTAACCCACGGCGGCGGGACCGGTAAGTGTATCACACTGCGTTTCATGGTCTATCGCTCCTCTCTTATTTCAATCCAAATCCATGCCAGTAAAATGACTGACACTATAATGCTGACTACTACTGTCATTGTTTCCATTTATCTATGCTCCTCTCCGAGCCGTAACTCGGCTCTCTTTTTCAACCAGTTATTAAAGGCTTCCACATGGATCAGCCGCTTCCCACCTCTCTGCCCAACTTTAAAGCAAGGGAAATCGATATCCTTCGCCCATTTCTGTATTTGCTCGTACGATACAGAGGCGGCCTCGGCGGCTTCTTCTACTGTCATACATAGCTTCATGGCAAGTCCTCCTTTCTTCTCCTCGCCCCTCGTGGTATGCTGTAGTAAATACCTTGTGAGGAGTGATTTACTATGCGTTTAGATTTAGAACTATTTAGGGCCATCCTGCTTGTTATCGAAGAGTCGCCCAATCCCACTGTCAAGAGTAATTACTCGCTTCGTTTTGAAGGTATTCCCCCGCTAACAAGTGATTACCATGTTCACCTTCTCATTCAAGAGGGCTTTTTGCATGCCATCGATGCCCGGTGCAAAGATAGAGAGTACGATTATTTAGAAATAGGATTGACCTTTAAAGGTCAACAATTTATAGATGCTATTGCCGACCACGGCTGTCTTGATAAAATCAAAGACTACATTAAGGCCAACGCCTTACCCTTGACTCTAGATGTGTTATTTAAGGTTGCGATGACTCAGTTTTCGTAACTCTTCATATATTCCTTTGTCAGCCAAGGAATATATCAAATTCAATCGTTCCTGCTCAGCATCAATGTCATAAATATATTTTTGAGTTATTTCTGTGATTCGTTCTCTAATCTCGATGTACAGATGCAATAATTTCAAATGTTTTCTGTTGTTAAACGGGGCTTCGTCTATGCGGAGCTCTTTTTCTTTCTCTTCCATCTTCTTTCCTCCTTGTTTGTGGTTGTTGATTATTAATCAACAATGGGGGCAAAAAAAATTGCATTTCGGTCCTCGTTCGACAAGTTCAGGGCTTTACTAATGCAGATAATCTCGGTGCAACGAAAATCACTCTTCCCACTCAACTTCTTATACAGCCCTTGAGGTGTCAATCCACAAGCCTCGGCCAATGCGTAAATCTTAATGCCCGATTTGTCAATTCGATTCCTCAATAATTCGTAATTAATCATCTTAACACCTCCCTTTGTTGTTGATTTAAAATCTACAACAACATAATATCACCGATGATTCCATACTGTCAACAAAATTTTCTTATTTTGTAAATTTTTGTTGATTATTTTGAAACCGTTTGATATAATGCCCCCAAAAGGAGATATTCATATGGAAACTATTTACGAACGAATCCGACGGCTAAGACAAGAACATAACCTGTCTCAAGACGAGTTGGCGAGAAAAACCGGCTATACTTCTCGTAGCACAATTAATAAAATCGAAGCAGGCAAAATTGACATATCACGGGCAAAAATCAAAACCTTTGCTGACGCTCTTGGTGTAACGCCAGCTTATTTAATGGGGTGGGAAGATGATTCCGAACAACCGCAAGGCTACTACACTGACCCGGAAGTAGCCGAATACGCCGAAGAGCTGAGAACGAATCCTAAATACCGTCTACTGTTCGACGCCAGCAAGGACCTCTCCAAGGAAGATATAGATTTCGTGGTCGATATGATAGAACGATTAAAAGCCCGTGAAGGGAAGGACAAATAGCTTGAATATCACGCTAGTATACGCTGAATTAAAACCGTCTCAGACTGCCGTGGTGCGTGAGAATGAAGACGGTTCTTATACTATACTAATCAACAAAAATAAATGCCCTGAACGGCAAATTCAGGGCGTATTACACGAACTGCAACACATTAAGAACGATGACTTTAGTAACGATTTACACGCCGACATGGTAGAATCACTACTGCACAATGCAGATTATTGCCCTCGTATAGCTGAGGATGTCGAATTTTATTGCCATGTAGTGTGAATGATAAATTCATATGTCATAGGAGGTATTCAAATGTTTTGCGAACAATGTGGTAAACAAGTATCTGAAACAGCAAAATTTTGCTCTAACTGCGGTGCTCCTATTGCACACGAACATCCGTGTGAAGAGGCTCAAATTGAACGCTCTATAGACTCAATACAGCCTTCTTCCGCTAATCTCGAGAACGCACCTATTGAACAACCGCCTGCCGAAAAAGCGTTGCCTGTTTACAATAAGGAAGTAAACGGGGTGACATTTAACGCATTTGAGGTTGCTTTAGAAACAGACCCTTGGCAAAAAGGAAGTGCCGGCACGCTCGCTTTTAGTGAAGCGGTCCGGAAGTTGACGGGCTGCGGAATTTTTAAAGCCGCCAGAGTCACCGAACAGGTACGTACCGATGAGACATTAAAGGCAATGGTAACGGCATATAAATCAGGTATGCCGGTATCATTCACTGCCTCGGACGAACCCAAAGAGCCTATAGATGGTGAGTTGCGTTGCCCTAAATGCCATTCAAAACATATTGAATTCGACAAGAAGGGATTCCAAGCCGGCAAAGCTATTGTTGGCGGTTTATTAACCGGTGGAATCGGCATTGCTGCCGGTTGGCATAACCGCAATCGACGAGTTGGCGTATGCTTAAAATGCGGGCATCGTTGGAAATTGTAGATTGACCTAATATTCCAAACATTCTGCCGGAGGTATTCCACCATGCCTATAAACTTATCTACTGAAACACTAGCTACATACAAAAATCTGCTCTCCACTATAAAAGACTTTAACGCAAAGGATCTTATCCGACGTGACGAATTAGGGACAGAAATGAACTTCGCTGACGCCGAAGACGACTTTGATTCTGCAATTGGACTCTTTAAAGGATTGCTTGATATTGATATAACCAGAGTTCCTCCGTCCAAAATAGACGATTTAAATCGTGATATGGAAAATTTTATTGGATATATTCAGTCCATAAAAACGTTTTCATCCACTCAAGGCGTGAATGAAAGGGAAAGCCTTATAAATAATATCATTAACAACTACGACAGATGGTTTAATGATATTTCCCCTATAATCGCATACTGCATAAAAGCAGATACCGATTATGATGCATTGAAGCGTCAAGCACAACAGGCGCGGGACGATATCATTACCGAATTGCACCAAACCAAGACAGAACGCGAAGAAGCAAAAAAGCAGACAGATGAAATAATAGCCGCCGTACAAAAGGCTGCTCATTCTGTCGGGGTAACAAATCATACGGTAAATTTCCAAGAAGCAGCCGATTCCTTCGAGAAAGGGCAAAGACGTTGGGCTTGGGGCATATTGGTACTTAGTATCGCAATTATCGGGTATTCGTTAGGGTATTTTTGGCTTTGCCCGATAGAGTTGGAAGAACCGTACCTATATCACTTTTTACAAGCAGCCTTGCCTAGGTTCACGGTATTGGTAGTATTGTTCTATGGATTAACAATCTGTAGTAGAAATTATCGTTCTCAGTCACATAATTACATTGTAAATAAAAACAAACAAAACGCACTAAGCACTTTTGAAACGTTTGTAAAGGCTAGTAACGACGAAGAAGTTCGCAATGCGGTATTATTACAAACCACAAAAGCAATTTTCTCTAATCCGCAAAGCGGTTATTTAAAAGAGGACGGTCCCTCAGATGACTCGACCCAAATTATTGAGATTGTGAAAGACGTTTCTAAATTAACAAATCGTTAAGCAAAAAAAGCCCCCAATGCGCAACAACGCACCGAGTAATACCCCCAGACCGCCTAGCCGAGGACGTAGAGTTTTATTGGCAGGTGGTGTAGAAATAACTACTTCACACAAGGCAAACCGACACCTTTAACGAATAAAGGCATGCTAAAGATAGCCTTATTTTTGAGCGAAATTTAAAGGTATCGTATTGACACCTTTACACGATATTTTATCTAACTACATATTAAAGTTCTGAAATTTTTTAGAGAGATAATACGATCAATAGTATATTTATTTAATGTTACGAATATTTATTTCTATTATTTTTCTTCCATCCACGGAATACCGTGTTTTTTGTATGGAATATAGTATTTTTTTCCTGTTTCATGAGTTTTTTAGCCTTACTAGAATTTATCAAAGAATAAAATTACATTTTTACTACTTGATTTTTATTTACTTGCGTGATAGTATAATAGTGACAGTACCCATCACGCTTCAGGTTGCTTTTTAAGCACTAGCGCACCAGGATGGGTCTTTTTTTTATTACAAAAAGGAGTGCTTATGTTCGATAAAAAGCCGTTAACGATTGACGAGCAAGTAGCCCTATTAAAGAGCCGAGGGCTAATAATAAATCCCGATGAGGAAGCCGAAGTTATTACCTGGCTCAGTAATGTGAACTATTACAAATTAAGCGGCTACTGGTTAATCTTTGAAGAGAAAAATCAGGAAGGATCGGGCCGGAATCATAAGTTTAAACAGGGGACTACGTGGAAGTCTGTAAAGCACACGTACATCTTCGACCAAAAGTTTCGCCGGCTATTATGGACATCCATTGAGAAGATAGAAATCTCTGTAAAAGCGCACTGGTCACAATACTTATCTATGAAATATGGAGCATTAGCCCATGAAAATCAAGCTTTATTTAGCTCTTATATTTTCGATGACACAAAAGGCCACGACTCGCCATATACGAAGCTGTCAGAGGATTACAAAAGAAGCAATGCTTTATATGCTAAACATTACCGGGAAAACTATAAAGAATTAAATACTCCCCCTATTTGGATTGTCTCGTTAATGCTTTCATTTGGTGAGATTGTGAACTGGCTAAAACACTTGAAGAAGTCTGCAGATAGGAAAGCAATCCTAACAGAATACAGATTTGATGAAAAAATTATGATTTCTTTCCTTACCCATCTGATTGAGGTGCGTAATATTTGTGCTCATAATGGAAGGCTGTGGAATCGAACGACTAAAAAAGCCTTTACATTACCAGAGCGCCTATATCCTGTTTTTAAGTGTTCGCCATCAAACGAAGCCGATAAAAAGATATATAATACCATTATTATGATAAACGAGGTATTAAAAACTATAGACCCTAAGTTCCCGTTTCTTCTTTTTATGAGAAATCTAATTAAAGACAATTATCTAATTAATCCATATCACATGGGATTCCCGAAAGATTGGGAGACAAAAGAACCTTGGGGAAGTCTGCCTAAATATCGAAAATCCCAGTAACAAAATGCCCGCATTCTGCTACCAACAGAATACGGGCGTGCCGGGTACTACCAATACCGCGGCAATATAATCCACCGAGTGAGGGCTGATTACGCTATAAGTATATCATAATCAGCCCCTTTCCAGAAAGGAGCTGTATTTTTATGGCTAAAATCAAGAAGCGAGCCGACGGGCGGTATGTAATGACCACTACCGCTAATGGCAAACGCAAATATTTTTACGGGAATACAAAAGCAGAGGCCCAAGGAAAGTGCGACGCTTATCAATCGCAAGTCAAAAAGGCTGCTCATTTTGATGATACACTGCTGTTCCGTGACTGGGTAGATATATGGGTATCACTCAAAGAAAAGTCGGTTACAGCCAATACTATGCAATCATATATGGGAATAATCAACAGATATATATTGCCTGCGCTCGGTGCTATGCGACTTGTTGATATAAATTATATTGTACTGCGCAATTTAATCGGCGGAATGGGTTTGTCCTCACGGACCGTTGCCTACACCCATACGCTATTAAAATCAATTCTCCACCAAGCCGTAATCGACGAAATCCTATATCGCAATCCCATGGATAAAGTACCCCGTCCGAAGCAGCGTAAAACACGAGAAATGGTTACGCTCACAAAAGAGCAAGTAAAAGAATATCTGTCGGTTATTACCAACAAAGAACTCTACGCCATTTTCAAGCTTGCGTTTACTTCCGGATTAAGGCGATCCGAGTTACTCGGCCTACGTTGGCAAGATATTAACTTCAAGGCCGGCACGCTTACGGTTAATCAAACAGCCGTAAAAATTGATGGTCACAGCGAGATTTCGCCGACAACCAAGACCAAGTCATCACGGCGTACGATCACATTAGACGCTGAAACGATTAGTGTCCTAAAAACGCATAAGAAGGTTGTCGATGTCAGACGATTCCAAACATTTGGCTGGATTAATAACGACCTTGTCTTCCCCGGCCGTAGCGGCGGGCCCCGTAATCCTGATGAGCTAACAAAAGTATCCAGAGAGTATGCACGTAAAATCGGTGTTGAAGGCTTTTCCATGCACGGGACCCGTCATACTCATGCCACATTACTTATCGAAGCCGGCATAAACTTTAAGGTCATTCAAATGCGGCTCGGGCACTCATCGTTTAAAGAAACTATGGATACATATAGCCATGTCACACCTACTATGGAAATGGATGTTATTACTAAAATACAGAATATTTTTTAATTTCGCTTTGGCTACACTATGGATGTGTGGTCAAAGCTTTTTCTTTAGATGTGGTCAAAATGTGGTCAAACCCCTCAATATAAATTGTGGTCAAACAAAAAGAGCGCCTTCCGAATCTCTCGGAAAGCGCTTGTTTACTGGTGGTGCGGTCGATGGGACTTGAACCCATACGAACTTACGTTCACTACCCCCTCA